CTGTTGGTGTATTTCCAAATGTTGGACATCAAATAGATGGTGGTGGTGTTAATACTGCTGTTAATCAAGCAGCAGGAACTACAGGTATTTATCATGCTTGGGATGGAACTAATTGGAAAAAAATAGAGGGATAAAGTTAAGTTATCGTATAATATAATTCTATAAAGGTTAATCGTAAGGGGAGTCGCCCGTAAGGTTTATCGTATAATTAATCGTAACTCACAAAGATGAAAGACTACTGAAGAGTGATTCTACATATACAGGACATATATCTTTATATAGTATTTAATACTATTAATACTATGACTGAATTTAATTTAAGTGAAAAAGAAACAATAGATGGAGAATTTAATGAGGTATTCCATGCAAGAGATGTAAAAGAGTTCATCAAGAGATTAAAACAAAATATTATAGTTATTGAAGGTTTAAATTTTAAGGCAATAGAAAAAGAGGTAGATAAACTTGCAGGAGAAAAGCTAATATGAGAACAAAGAAATGTAAACAATGTAAAAACATCTGGTCACCGAGGGTAAAAGAACCAAAAGAGTGTCCAAGATGCAAGAGGTATGATTGGAAATGAAAAAAGATATGAAAGAAATTAGAAAGTATATAAATGACTTATTAAAACACCTAAGTCATCATTGTTGTTCAATAGATAGTAAAAGACACAATGAAATTATAGATTTAACACATGAAATAGAAACATATGCAGAGCAAATATATCAAACAGGCTCAACGAGGGAAGAATGAAAAAAATAGATTTAATAGCTTTAACAGTAATATTAACATTTATTGTTATTTTATTGTTAATCGTATAATACATATCATCAGAAATCATAGTCGCAAGACAGGAGGTCGCAAGACAATGGAAAACAAAAAAATAGAAATATTACAGGTTGAGGCTAAAAAGTCTCAAGCAGGAAAAACTTATTGGAGAGTTAAAACCAATGAGGGTTGGGCAAGTTGTTTCTTAAAAACAGTTGCAGATAAACTACAAGAACACTTAGGATCAGTTATAGAAGTTAAGTTAACTGAAACTATTAACGGAGATTACACAAACAGAGTTATACAGGCATTTATTAAAGTCTCTGAAGGTGATGTAACAAAGATTAGTGAAGAAGTAGTAGTTCCAAAGGAAACCAAAGGGTTAAATAGTAGAGATTGTTCTATGTATACAAGTTATGCAAAGGATATATACATCGCCATGTTAGAGAGAAGTGCAAAAGATAGTAACAGCACAAAAGATTTAATGGAAATAGCAATAACATTAGTAAAGCAAGCAAAAGAAGGGTTTAATTAAACTCAACCTTGCAGTATAGCCACGCCATGATTGGACCATCCTCTAATCTGGCTATACTGCATCATGATAAAGGTTGACCCGTCCATCCCACGAACGCAAGACCTTCTATATTGTGGTTATAATTTACCTAAAAATGTTGTAGAAGAAAGTAAACTTTTGGATGGAGAAGTAAAAGTTAAATACTCTAAAAATAAGATAATTATAGAAAAAGATTAATATTCAAAGGAACTAAGTGCCCTACTCCACTACAAAAGGAATAGGGCTCAAAGTCGGAATGGACTTCTCCCATACGGACGGTGTTTAGTCCATTCCTACACCTCATATTATAAAGTGATTATGATTCTATTTTTTGTTCTTCTTCTATTAATAAAACAGACACATACAATATTGATTACTGGATGGCAATAATAGAAGAGATTAGTTATGACCAGCAACAAAAGATTATGGATTATTATGATGACTAAGGTATCGCCTTAGTCTTTTTTTTATGCTTAAATAGTAGTGATTCGCAATAACCACAAAGCCTTAGAAATGCATAGCTTTATAAGTATGCTCGTACTAGTAAATCACGGAGTGATTTAACTGGTTCTAGTGGGACTCACATAGCAATACGATTTCTAAGGTGTTCTAGTATAACTAGTACTAGTAAATGAGCTAGCCACCCACTCATTATACCCTTCGTGGGCTTTACAGAGGTTTCGAGATGGACATGGCTAGCAATCCATCTCGTGCTAGGCACGAGATGGCCATCTCGAAGATAGTGCTCGTCGCATTGAGCGACTCGCTTACTCGGATACTCGCTCACATAGTAATCGCCCTATGGGCGATTGCATTTATAATAGTTCGCGAGTATCAATTGTTAGTTATTATTTTTATTATGGAACTCACAGGAAAATTTTTTAATATAGATACCTTATAACATATAACTATATAAATATATAAATATATAAATATGTATGAAGATAAGTAGAACATACACTCTTGACATGGAAATATGTGAACAACTTGAAAAGGAAAAGAACGCGTCAGGCTTAATAAACAATTTACTAAAAGACTACTTCATCACTGGTGGTATGGAAGAAATTGAAATAGAAGAAAGACTAATGAATAACAAAATAGACCTAAGCAAATTGGAAAACGAAAGAGAGCAATTAAAAAAGAGACTTGCAGAAATAAAAAAGAAACAGGAATACCTCAAAGAAACCTTCAAATTGATTCCTGATGAAATACTACAAGATTTCAGAGATTTCCCAAAAATGACTAAAGAATCTCTGAAAAATAGATATAATGACATCTATAAGAGAAAATACAAAACCAGTTTTGAGGATATTCTAAAATCCTTTGAAGAATACATAAAAGAATGAAGCTTGACCCATGGCAGGAAGAAGTTATGCGAACAAAAGGCAATATTTGTCTAAGAAGTGGCAGACAGGTTGGAAAGTCGACCGTGATTGGGAAAAAAGCCGCAGAGTACGCTCTGGGAAACTACAAGAAGCTAGTGATGGTAATCTCGAAGACTGAAAGACAAGCTGGGCTACTATTTTCTAAAATTCTCTTTAATATTAACCAAATAGACAAAAAACAAATCAAAAGAGGTAAAGACAGACCTACAAAAACCAGAATAAGACTAAAAAACGATTCTGAAATCCTATGTCTTCCAGCTGGAGACACAGGTTTTGGAATTATGGGATTCACAATAGATCTACTAATTGCAGATGAGGCAGCTTTCATACCCGAAGAAGTATGGAACTCGATAATACCAGCCTTGGCGATAACGAGAGGGGAGATATGGCTGCTATCCACGCCATTTGTTAAAGACGGATACTATTATAACTGTTTCTCAGATGAATCTTTTACGGCATTTCACACATCCTCAGAGGATTGTCCGAGGAAAGACCAGGCATTCCTGGACAGACAGAAGTCAGTACTAACAAAAGCACAGTACGCTCAAATGTACCTAGGGCAATTCATGGATGAACTAAGACAATTCTTCCCTGACGAATTAATCAGTGAAAGCTGTAAAGGAAAAAGACCAGGGGTAACAATGAAAGGGGAATACTTCCTTGGGTGTGATGTAGCAAGGATGGACAGAGACGAATTCACTTATGAAATTATCAAATACCTAAATGAAAACGAATTAATCCATGTGGAAAACATTGTCACAAGAAATGTGCCACTACCCAACTCTGCAAGAAGAATAATAAACATGGACAAGCAATATGACTTCAACAAAGAATACATAGATAGTGGTGGTATGGGAGTAGCTATATGTGATATGCTGAGAGAAGATGATGATAACAAAAGAAAAGTAGTTGAAATTAACAATGCCAGCAGAAGTATTGACATGGATGGACACAAGAA